TAGAAAAGGAACTTAAAGAAATTGTTCTTTTTTCCTACATAATGTAGAGAAAATCAGTTAAATGTCAAAGAAAATATTCCACTACACTATGTAATGAAGGCGTCCGAATTTTGAGTATAAAAGTATCTGAGTTTTTTTAAAATGGACAAAAAAAATGTCCAAAATGAAAATATGAAAATATTTTATGCAAAAGTCGTGACTTTGCTGCATAATTGAAAATTATGGTAAGGTGACAGAAAAAATAATTTTCATTTTGTCAGCATAAATTTTTATTTTTTTAAGTTAAAAATACTTAAAGTTTTTTCTATTTCCAATATATGGAAATTAAGGACATAAAAAAACTTGAAAAAAACTTGATTAAATATTATTGTAAACTTTGTCACTTTAAATGCTTTCAAAAGTGTGATTGGGAAAGACATATTATTAGACCAAAACACTTGGCATGGTCACAAGGAAATGATTTGGAAATAAAAAAACTTGAAAAAAACTTTTTTTGTGATTGTGGTAAAATTTTTAAAACAAAATCTGGTTTATGGAAACACCAATATAAGTGTCTTTATTGTAAAGAAGAATATAATTCTAAGAAACTTACAGAGATAGATAAAGATGATCTTATAATTACTCTTCTTAAACAGAATGCTGAACTTATTAAAGGTCAACAAGATATGATTATCAAACTCACTGAAAATGGAATAGGGAATAATAGTCATAATACTACTAATAACAATTCTCATAATAAAGCATTTAACTTGAATTTTTTCTTAAACGAGACATGTAAAAATGCTATGAATATTACAGATTTCGTCGACTCTATCAAGTTACAATTACCAGATTTAATTGATATTGGTGAACGAGGATATGTAGAAGGTATTTCGAAAATCATAGTAAATAATTTAAATAACTTAGATGAAACAGAAAGACCTATTCATTGTACTGATAAAAAGAGGGAAACGATGTACATTAAAGATGAAGATACATGGCAAAAAGAAGACGAGAAAAAGAGTAAGCTTAAGAAGGTAGTTAATACGATTGCTAATAAAAATATAAGATTACTTTCACAGTTTCGAGAGAAATATCCCGACTATGAAAATTCATCATCAAAAACATCAGATACATATGATAAAATAGTGATAGAAGCTATGACAAGAGATGATATGAAAAATGAGAAAATAATCAAAAATATTTCTAATGTAACCGTTATTAAGGAAAAATAAGTTTTTTTTAAGTTGTTTTTTTTAAGTTGTTTTATTTAATATTCAATAAAACAATTTAAAGAAGATATTCATTATTTTCAATTGTAAAATTTCTATGTTTAATACTTCTTAAGTGTTCTGCTTTGCCAGCAAATCTAACTTCTGAACCACATTCACAGATAAAAGTTTGTTTTTGTTTTTCTAATATTTTCTCTTTATTTTTTTGATACCATTGTTCTTTATATTCTTTTACTTTTTCTTTATTTTCATGATTATATTGTTTAGACTTTAATTTAATTTTCTCTTTGTTTTTTTCATAATAATTATGAGTTTGCTCTTTTATATGGTCTTTATTTTCTTCATTATATTTTTTCTTAAATTCTTTAATTTTTTCTGAATTTTTCTCTCTATATTCTTTTTGTTTTTCTTGTAAATTTTGTTTCTTTTCTTCTTCAGATATTGTTTGTTCAGGTTCTGGTTTTGTTATCCCACACAAATTATTTTGATAATTAATATGCGTTTTTGATTGTAAATGCCTGTGTTTATTGCCGAAAGTATATTGGTTACCACACTCACAATTAATAATTTGGGATCTTTGTTGTTTAATTTTTTCTTTATTAGCTTCACGCCATTCTTTTTGTGATTGTGATGCTTCTTCCTTATGTAATTCTCTATATTCTTTTTTTTGCTCTGATAATTTTTCTTTATTTTTCTCTCTGTATTCTTTTTGTTTTATAACAATTTCTTCTTTATGTTCTTCCGCATATTGTTTTTGGTATTCAAGTTTTTGTTCTTTATTTTCTTCATAATGTTGTTTTGCTTTTTCTAATATTTCATATTTATTTTCTTCATACCAGTCTTTTTTTTGAATAATTTTTTCATCTTGAAAAGTAAGTGGATTATTTATATTTAATTTAGGTTTTAATAACTCAATCCAAAAACGTTCTCTCAATAATGCTTCCATATTATTATTACAATTAATTTGTTCAATTTGTATCATATCCCAATTATTCCATCCACCATTTTTTCTTATAAATTTATAAACATTAATATTGTGATTTTTAGAATTTTCATTACAGCAACATTTTTTATGATTATGTTTTCTTTGTATAAAATTTGTAGTATGACCAATATAAATATCTGTAACTGAAACATCTTTACAGCAAATTTTATAAATTATTGTTTGTGAATAATCCATTTGATTTTTAGGCATTTTATATAATAATATAAATTCGTCTTTTTAAGTATTTATTATAAAATATCTTATAATATCTTATGATATCTTATATTAAATTCAATTTTATTTAAAAATCTTCTGACAACTCAAAAGCTTCATTTTTACCAGTTGTCGTTGCTAATGAATATGCGTCGTTGCGTTTCTCGAAGAATGATGTTTTAGATTCTAAACTAATCAGCTCCATAAAGTCAAATGGATTACTAACATTGTATATTTTTTTATATCCAAGTTGGAGTACTAATCGGTCCGCAACAAATTTAATATATTGCGTCATTAAATCAGAGTTCATTCCTATAAGCTTACATGGTAATGCCTGACAAATAAATTCTGTCTCTATTTCAACAGCTTCTTTAATAATTTCATAAACACGATTTTTATCGGTTTTCTTTTGTAGCTTGGAATACAAAAGCACAGCAAATTCACAGTGAAGAGCTTCATCGCGTGAAATCAATTCATTACTAAATGTAAGACCAGGCATTAGACCTCGTTTCTTCAACCAGTAAATACTACAAAAGGCGCCACTAAAGAAAATTCCCTCTACACATGCGAAGGCAATCAATCTTGTGGCAAAACTACTTCTGTTATCATGAATCCATTTTTGCGCCCAATCAGATTTCTTTTTAATACAAGGGAAATGTTGAATAGCATTAAAGAGTTTAGACTTTTCTTCTTTATCTTTAATGTATGTGTCAATTAATAATGAATACGATTCACTTTGGCAAGTTAGAATTCCATTAAAAATTCCTCTGTGTTTTTTTGATTCATTAAAACAATATGTTGATTCATTTTCTGAAATTTTATTAATACTTGTTATTTTAATTCTTGATGAAATATCAATTGTATCATTTAACCTTTCACAATATATTATTTTTAATCTTTTAGGGGAAAATCCTATTTCAATCAATTTATTTACAGATTTAGTTGTTATATATAAAATATAACAATCTTTACACATATAATAATCATATTCTCCTGATCCATCATTTTTAGGCATTAATCTTTTTTCTGCTTTATGATTTAATCTTATATTTGTTTGAATACCTAATGTAGTTAATAATAATTGAACATCTTGTAAAAATTTAAAGTTAATAGATGCTAATTGTATAGATGTCGAATCTTTTGTTGTATTTAAATTAATACATCCATCCGCATCTACTAAACCTTCTAACCAACTAAGTCTTACTTTTTTGCTATAATTAATTGGAACGACAAATTGTTCTTTATTGATATAATTTGTAATATAAAATCTTATTGGATTTTTATTATTATGTAATGTATTATATTTAAAATAAGGTAATAATTCTCGTTTTTCATTATATAAAGAAATTGTTGGATAATTATTACAATAACTTCCATCACCACAAAAAAAACCATGCATATACGGATTTAAAAAATCTTCGTTATCGAATTCTATTAATGGTGTATTATATTTTTCAAGTATATCTCCTATTTGTAAATCAATTGTTTCAATTTCTTCAAATACACATCCCTCTGGATGTTTTGGATTACCTTTTTGAACTATCCATTTATGACCAGGTGAACAATCTAATTCCATTCCATTTGATAGAGAAACTTTATAAATTTCTTGATCACCTGTATATTTAACTTCAACATTTGAGAATTCTTCTCCATTCCAAACATTAACTTTTTTATTTTCTAAATCTTTAATAGCAAAATACCCTTTGTCTGTTAATATTTTTGTTTCACCTGTTACACAATGTATATTTTCCATTGCAATTTGAAATCCATAAAACGCTCTTGCCTCTGCTAACTGAACATCATTCATAAAACGCGACGCTAAATTCTCCAAAACAATACCATCACTTGCCGCAAAAAATGCTAAAATCATTGATATAAAATATCTTTCGTCAGCATTTAAGCTTTCCCAATTTACAATATCTTTTGATAAATCGATTTCTTCAGCTCTCCAAAAACAATCTACTTGTTTTTTATACATTTTCCATATATCATCACATTTAATTGGAAA